CATATCGTAAGAATTTAATTCTATTTCTTTAGTTTTTCCCATAGCATTTTAAAATAAATAATAATTTCCTTGTGCATAGCGATTATATAGCCTGTTATTATAATAAAAATTATTAACCAAATCATATTTCATTACCCCAATTATCCCATCCCTTAACCTTTTGCCTGGCAAAGAGTTCAATTCTAGGAAGATCTCCGCATAATTCTACAATTTTATTTCTTATAATGTCCGGCTTTCTACTATGTTCTCTACGTTTATCTATAACTAATTGTTGAATATTTTTTGAAAGTCTTTTTGGTTTTCCTTTAGTAGCCAACAAACAAATTTCAGGGTTGGCCCTAGTCCAATAACCTAAACCCATAAAAAAATTACTTTTTTCATTTGTTTTTACCCATGTGAAAGCCACCGTTTTAAATTGAAAATTCCATTGACTAATAAGTTTAAAAGATTTTTCAAGAAAAGGATTAGTAACCCAAAGAAACAATACACAATCCAAGTCAGCAAGATTAGCAACAGGAAGCCGCAGGAGATCATTAAATTCCATACATGGATAATGGTTGGTAGCATTTCTGTTTTCACCTTTTTTAGAATAGCTTTTAAAGTAATAAGGCGGATCGGCATAAATTATTTTATATTTTTTATTAGGAAAAGGAATCATTTTAAACACCCATAAACTAACCTTTTAAGTTTAGGGTTGGCGGCAAGAATAACCGCAAATTCTTCACTAAGTAAAGCTGTTTTTTCTTCTCCAATTTTATTGATATTCTTTTTTTTAAAATAACAAATAATGTGCCACAACTCATGAAATAGTATCTTGCCAAGCATTTTTTTTGATAGATGTGGGCTAATATATAGTGTTGATTCGTTGGGATCAAATAAAGCTAAGTAGTCCTTACCTTTTTTCCAAAAAACCCTTATTTTATGCCGTTTATAGACGATTTCGTTTAGTTTCATAGTATATTCCAATAAATTATATACCATATTTAGTGGTAAAATAAATATATAAAATGTATAGATTTATTATACAATATATTATACAAAACTTATATGGTTGCCGAATCAAAATTTATAAGAACGAAGGGGGTTTGGAAAGCCATTGGTCTTGACCACACAAGCCCATCGCAGTTTAATAATCCTTTGGATATTTGGGTGGCTAAATACATAATGTTATCACCACAAGAAAGGAAAGCGATACCGCCTTCAATGTCTATGGAATTTGGTGGGTTTGTAGGCCAAGCCGTACAACTTATGAAAACTAAAAATCTTACTTTGAAACAGGTGATGGATGGTTGATGAAGGATATTCTCCCATGAGTGATTACCTTGATTCTTTAAAAAAGAAAATTGCCGGTTTGGAGGCACAGCTCAAAGAGAAGGATTTTCATATTGAGCAGGAGGTTGTTTACAAACTGGAAGAAAGAAAAAAGGTTGATGCATTAAGCGTTGAAGTCAATCAGCTTAAAAAACAGTTGGCTTTTCATCTTACTTTCAATAAAAACGGCAAGGAAAAAATATTTGAATTAGTGGATGAAGTCCTAAAATTTTATGGAAAAAAAATTGAACAAAAAAAACCTCATTAAAGACAGCGATGATATGTTCTTTGAGCTTATGGGCAATAGTGAAAACATTGGTGATTTTAATAAGATGATGGAAGTGATGCAAAAGAAATACATTATGTCCTTTTCTTTTTTCAATTCCTTTTTATTTCTTTTACATAAGGAAACTAAAAAATATCTTAATGAAAAGGAAAGAAATTATTTAAAACAGCTTTTCGGTATGGAATTAACGGATCAAAACATATCGGAAATGCTTTTAGGAAAAATAAAATATGATCCGATTAAAAAAAGGTTCTACGAATCTGACAAAAGGGTGCGTATAGATTTAAGGAAAGGAAAAATATATGAAATCAACGACCAAAGGTAAGGAAAACGGAACAGGAGGGAAAAACATTTATGAAAAATTATTAAATGTTTGGAGCAATGTTGAAACGGTTATTAAGGGAAAGAAAAATACCGGTATGCCCTTTAATCCCATCCTGCATGACGAAGTGAATAGGGTAACAAGACAGGCATTGATAAACGAAAGGCTGTTAGCCATTCCAAGATACGTTAATCAAAGGACCATAGAAAATTATTTTTATTTAGAATGTAATCTAACTTTGATTAATGTAGATAACCCAAGAGAAAAATTAGAAATTGAAGGGGCTAGTGCATTTGCCAAGATAGACAAATACGCTACCGGTAATGCCATGTCTTATGCTACCAAGTATGCTTATTTAAAGGCATTGGCACTGGAAACAGGCGAAGATAGCGAAGATGGTTTTAATGCCCCAAATGATTTTGTTGTTAATAAAAAAGGTTTGCAGACTAAATTAAACAAAGAGCAAAATACTTTTATGGACAGCGAAAAGTATCAAAAAATGTCTAAACAAGATCAAGATCAAACTATGGCAAATTTTGATAAACAAAGAAAAGCCATAGACAACGCACAAGAAGGAGGAAAACATGGCATTGAACTCTAACCAAATTACAGTTTGGAAAGACAAGAACAACATAAAGACCATTGGTACTGGTTCGGTTAAAAATGAAAGCAACCAGTATACTAATTTTTCTTTGTCGGAGGTTTATACCAAAGACGGAAAAATGTTGGGGTTGGGTTTGAATATGCAAGTGGCATTGTATTTTCAAAACGAAGCAGAAAATAAAATTGCTTTGAATACCAATTATAAACAGCCCATTAACATTAAGCCGATTGTTGAATTGTTAAAACGGTTTGACAATAAAATTAGTGTTGCTTTTAAGAACGCCGGAGATGAAGAAAAAGGTAAAACGGCAAACTACAATTTAGTTTTTAACGATCCGAAAGAAAGAACTAAAGATGGAAGTTTATCTATTTAATGAAACTGTGATTATATTTTTTCATTTTATCAATGGTTTGGTGGCTGCGATTACGGTTTCAGCCACCACTCCCCTCTCAACCTGTAATGAAATAGTTGAGAAGATAGCTACATTAGACTATTTGCCTGAAGGACTAAGGTATCAAGGCAAACAAGTTTGGGCATACTATTGCAAAAGCTTAGACGGAGATTGGATTCAATGAAACCTGCTTTAACCAAATTCTTTGAAGATTATGGAAAGAAAAAAGGAGCTGAACTTTTTACCGAACATTTAAACGAAATGGAAGGGATTGAAGGCAACTTTAGTTATGCCAAGATTATAAAACTATCTAAAGGAGAAAGACCGGAATTTAATTCAGAAAGATATTTAAGAACGGTTAAACTTTTTGGAAAATCCAAAGGGTTCTTCCCTATGAAAGCAAGTCGTTCAGCAATTTATAAAAATTATTTTATGAAAGATGAAGGAAAATAATGGAAGATAATGTCAGATTTTTAAATCAGATTGATAAGTTATTAAAGCAAAAGCAAACTGATTATGGCAGCTTTGATGTAACCTCTTGGGTTCTAGCAGGGTTTTTAGAAAGAATTTTATCTGCTCATAATGGAGTAAGTGTAAAAGTACCTAACAGAATCTTTGGTATGTTTATGATTGTTTTAAAGCTGTGGAGGATATTAAACAGAAAAAAATATCATAAAGATGATAACGATGATGTGAATGGTTATAACGAATTACTTAGGAAATTAGTACAAAATGAGGATAAAGCGAATGATAAATAAAGTTCCTATGACACCCAAGATGATGCAGGTATTGAAATATTTTAAAAAATATTATACAAAATACGAAATGTCGCCAACAAGACGAAAAATGCAAGTGGATTTAGGTTATGCCAGTCCTAATTCAATTACGGTGTTGGTGGACAAATTAGTAGAAAGGGGCGACATAATTAAGATAGCCGCCCATAGAGCAAGGAACTTGGAACTGAATGGCAAAAGTAATTAGCACTTGGTTTTATGAGGCTGCCATTAATGTCCAAGAAACGATTGAAGATGATACGGTTGAGAAGGCAACCCAAAAGGCACATCAACAATTAAAGCCTGGTGAAAACGCAAAATATAATACCTCCGATATGCGTTTTATTAAAAAGCTGGTAAAAATGGAGAAAAAAAATGACGATAGAACCAAAAGTAATCAGGGATCTGGAGTTAAAGGCAAATAAAGTAATAGAGCAAATGTATAAATATAAAAGATTGTTTTATAAAAAACAGGATGAGCAAAGCCGTATTACTTTAAAGATCGCTGATTTAAAGAGCAAACAAGAAAATATCTTTACATAAATTTTATTGTGTATTAAAAAGTGTGTTTAAAGGTAAGGGTATCTATCGCTTAAATTAAAAATGAAAGGAAAAAAAATGGAAGGGTTCAATATAATAGAAGAAAAAGAATTTTATATTAATCTTGGCAAAGGGTTAAGAAAGTTAAGGAAAGCAAGAAAAAAGACACAGACGCAAGTTGCTAAATCTATTGGAGTTACATTTCAGCAGCTTCAGAAATACGAAAAATCTCTAAATTATCCCAAAGAATTTTACGCAAGAAAAATCGTAGATTATTTAGGTATGGATTATGAGCAATTTATGAAAGAAAACAATGTGTTGATTGCCAAGAATGAAAGTAATGTTCACACCGATTAACAAAAAAATAGAAAATTTGGTTTTTTTAAACGATGACCAAAAATTAAAGAAAGAACGCTTTAGCCAGGTCTGTAGAGCTATGATCCAACATCTTTGGGATGGGTTGTGTGAAATACCCCATTTCAAAGAGGATAAGTACGAAGAAGAAATTGAGGCTTATTGTGGGTTAGAAAATGTTGGAGTACCTACACATGGCTTTATAGATTTATATGGGCGTTATATTATTGAAACTAAAACCTTATGGCCTAGAAAGGGAAAGGTAAAGCTAGACGGCACTAGATCATGGGCATCTAAGTACCCACCCACTCCTGACAAAATTAGCATAGATCATTTAAGCCAAATGGCCCTTTATTATGCCGCCAAAAAGAAACCGGTTTATTTGGTTTATGCTAGTGATAAAACTCATAAGACTTACCATGCAGGGAATTGCCCACCCCTACAGCCGGAAAATTTAAAAAATATTATCAAACAATTAACCCATAAAGCTCAAGTCATGGAACGATTGCTGGAAATATCAACCGATCCTAAAGAGCTTACCAAATATATTATTCCTGACTTTTCCCATTTCAAATGGCAAAACGAATCGGATAATTCTTTTTTGGAAAGAGCTAAAGCGTTATGGGGTTATAAATAGATATTCTTTCTATTTTCCTTTTCATAATCCTTTTGATAGCAGCGAAAATGTGCCGGTAGCTTGGTAGCAAAGACAACAAAAGAATCATCAGAAAGTACTTCATTTTTACAATGAATACAGTTTCCTACCCTTCGGCTTGAATGTTTATTTAATTGAGTTCTTGCGGAAGCCCAAGTTCTTTTCTTAACTCTTGGCACTTTTCTTGACTTTGTAACCGTACTTTTTAGCCCACTTCTTGGCTAGTTTAGGTTTGAATTTAAAAAGATAACGCCTTTGTTTCTTTGTTTTAAAAGGCATTAGTATTATTGCCCACCATCCGCCCAGTCCATCAAAGTAGACTTCGCCTGGTTTCGATTATAAAGTTTCTTAGACTTTATTTTTCTTTGATGAAAGTTAGGTAAGGATAGCAGTTTAGCCATCAGATTATCTTTTCTTTTTATTTTTTTTTTTATTTTTCTTCTTGCCTTTTTTTTTCTTTTTTTTAGCCATAAACATTTTCTCCTCTTTATTTTTTATTTTTCTTTTTAGCTTTAGCTTTGTTTTTCTTTTTAGGCGGTCTGCCTTTTTTAGAACCGTAAGTTCCAGGTCCGTAAGGTGTCATATTTTTTCCTATTGATTGATTATGATTTTAAAAAAGTGTGTGCAGCTTTCCATTGCTTTTCATCTTTTATTTCATGCACAACTCTTTTTCTTTCAGCTTTAATATCAACTTTACCTTTTGAAGTATATGCTTTTTCTGCATCTATACGACCTTCTTCTTCTAAAAGATTTTGTGTTGGTGTATTCTTTGCCATGTCTTTATCTCCATTGATAATAGCCA